CCCACAATACCATCTACAATTGCGTTTACGCAAGTATTGTGTATAGAGGAGTTGTTGTATAATTCAATTAGTTCCTGCGGAAAATCATTGTATTCGCCGAATTTAACATAGTCCTTAGTTTTAGACTCTGTAATGGAGACTCTACCATCGTAATCACGAGTAATGTTAGCGAATTTCAGTTTTTTACTATTATCCATTGTATGTTGTATATGTGCCATTCTCGTCGGCGGATACATATTGTGTTATATTACTTTCATTCGAACCACTAATGTAAGCCCTATCACTATATAATAAATCTGTAGGGGTATCCTCGTAAGCATCCTCCCATATTTCATTATAAGAGTCCCAAGGTGTAGCTACTTGTTGCCAAACCGATGGGAGTTCTTGACTAATGTAAAGTTTTACATCGTATTGTCCTGATGGTGATGGAACATCACTACCAGAAGTGTTAAAAATCAACCAATTACGATATTGGGTAGGAGTCGATGTAGCTGTAACAGCAAACGAACCTGACGAATTATCGTAGGATTGGCTATAAATCATTACCATTGTATCGTAGTAACCTGAACCTGTATCTACAGTTTCGAGATATACTGCGTTAGTATTGATTTGTTGTGATTTATTGAACTGTAACATAATGTACGAAATATTAGGTTAGGGGTCACGCCGAAACGTAACCCCTTTCCCTAATTTTGGTTATTAGCTAACAGTGATACCTGACATAGCAGCTGATAAGCTACCAGAGATTTCACTTGCTGGGTTTGGTTCTTGACCTGTGAAGGTTAAATTATAGCCATTAAGTGCGGAGAATTCAACGCCAGTAGCACCAGTGCCACTTAACAATTGCATACCGCGGTCCTGACCTAACAACCAATAGCGACCTACGCCATCTATTGTTCCATTGTTTGTTTCAACAATGATTTTAAGGTTAGGATTCTGTGCTAATACTTTAACTTGGTTACGAGTAGCTGATTGTAGCTTGAAGAATACTGCGTTAACAGCTTGTTCGTAAACTACAGTTCCATTTTCAGGAGTTGCCGTAATAGTTTCTGTGTAATCAGAAGTTTGACGGAATAACTCGAATTTGAAGAACTCTCCACTACCTGTAATGCCGGAGATTAACCCTTCACTTGCTGTATCTACAGTGGTGATTGAACCAGATAGAATGTATAAATTAGTAATACCGCCTGTATTGTCGCGACATCCTAATGTAAAGCCTGATGTTATATCACAAGTTGCCATTTTTGTCTGGTTTTAAGGTTAATATTAGGCGTTGTTAGAAATCCAGTACTCTGGATAAGCTACCTGAACACCAAGTTTAGTAGAGATTCTGTGCTTCAATTGGTCAGTATTGATGTCGTACCAAAGCTGAAACTCGCTGAAGTCTGACATAAGGTCAGTACCAGCTACAATGTGCTTAGCAGGTCCGAGAACGATACGGTTTGTATTGATACCTACAGTTCCAACAACCTTAACGTTTGGTTGGAATGGCATACCAATTTCTAACAAACCACCTCTGTTAGATACAGATACTGGGTCAAAGTAGAAGTTGTTTTGCTGGCGGATATCAGAGATTAACTCTCTAAACTTGCCTACAGATAAAAAGAATGTTAGGTCGTCTCTATCAGCAACGTCAGTTGGCAATGCCTCTAACATAGTCTCGAGGTTAGCGAGAGATGCAGTAGTTGAACCTACGATTTGTGCTGAATCAGTGATTGCAGAACCAGCTGAACCAGATGATAAGATACGAAGTAAGCCATCAGTTTCGCAAGTGCCACCGAATGAAGAGTAGCTACCTGAAACTTGCTGCCAAAGGAATTGGTCATTGGCCTTTTGAAATTGGTTAACTAAGAGTCCTGAATAGGCATTTGCCATAGCGAACGTTTCGTTGTACGAACCTGGTTCGAGGGCAGCGATGCCTAAGTATTTTTTGTCCATATCCTTCAAACAGATTCCGTCGAAAGATGTACGTGGACAAACAGTGATGTTGCGTTGCGAGTAAGTTAATGAACCAGAAGCAGTTGATACGCAAGTTCCGTTTTGCATATACAATGAAACTTCCATCAGGTTGATTGGTTCTTGGTACTTAACTCCCTCTTTTACGGTGATGTATTCCATAGTAGAACCACCGTATACACTTTTAACAAGTAACTCGCCGGCTACTTCATTGTTAAAATTGCTAAGTGCTGTTACGTCTAAAGCCATTTTACTTTAATTTATTTAATTATTTTTTCTTTGATTTAATTGCGGCAATTTCCATTTGGATGCGTTCTGCGTTCTTAGCAGCAGATACATCAAATGTAGAGAATTTAGCCTTGCCGTACCCAGTTTCCTTAGGTCCAACGATAGTAGCTTCAGCAGCTGGCAATGCTTCGATTGCTGCTACCTTAACTTCTAATGCCTCCATTTTCTCTTTCATCTTGCCCATTTCGGTTTGCAAAGCGTCAGCGATTTCCTTTACGATAGCCTCTACATCAACTGCTGCCTCCTCTTCCATTGATTCTTCAACGACAGATTCAACAACCTCTGATACTACCTCTTCAATCACATCAGCTACAACTTCTTCTTCAGTCGCCATTTCTTCCTTTGCAAGTTCCTTTTCGCCTCCAGCACCCATAATCTCTTTAACTACTGAATCTTCAGTAACGATTTTGGTACCATCCTCTAATTCGTGTTCGCCATTTGGTGCGTCCATTTCCTGACCTTCAGTTGTAACAACAGTTACCTTATCGCCAACTTGTAATGAATCACCTGGAAACTTGATAGTAAAGGCACCATTGATGTCCTTTAGTTCTCCGAATTTCTCTTCAGAAACTTCTACTAGATTAAAATGACGCTTTACAAGTTCTTTAAGTTCACTTGAAGTCATACTTTTGAAGTTTTATTGGGGTTAATAATTTTAACGGCCCTATGCCGTTACCTCGATAAATATAAGAACAAATATCGCCTCGACTAAAACGTGCCTCCGTAAAAAATTGTTCGTAACTTCAGCCTATGAAGCAATTTAGAGATAGTAGGTATTGGGTAACTGAAGATGGGGAAGTATTGAAATATTATCCTCCAAGAGATTATGGAGTTCCATATGTGTATGCCTATTATAAGGGGGTAAAAACGAAATATAATAGTGGAGAGGAAAGATGGAAAAAAATGAACCCTACTAAACGTAAAACAGGATATTTGGTATTTAATCTTCAATGTCCTTCTATTACAAATAAAGGTTATTTGAATATTTCAGTTCATCAAATGGTTGCTGAATGTTATTTAGGACCTTGTCCAGCTGGGTATGAAGTAGACCATATAGATGGAAATAAAATAAATAATCATATTTCTAATCTACAATATCTTACCAAAGAAGAAAACTTAGCAAAAAATCCTAAAGGTTGGAATTCTTAGGGGCACTAAGTTGTTGATAACAAATCGCTGCTGCTTGTTTAGCATCATATTCTCCTGATAAATCAGCGATACAACGTGAAATAAATTCGTCACGTGTTTCGAGTGGTGTTCGTTGTGGTATTGGCATATTATTTGTTTAAGTGTGAACCATCGCATAACCCTCCAGCGTGTTGGGTTTGACCACAAGCACAAGTTCTATTCTTGATGCATTTGGTTTTAGACATAGTATAGTTAGAAAAATAACCCTCTATACTATAACCACGAACACGACCTGTTTTAACGTATTCATCCCAGATTTTCTTATTGTCTATTTTATACATTCCCATCCAAGTACCCTTAGGTAGGTCAAATCCGTATTTTTTAGACTTATCAGTTGCTTCGTCCTCGATTAGCCACGATTCTACTAAATAGGCATCTTGTACCTTATCAGCTGAATTATGTTCAATGTTTACACTATCAATCAACTTATCCTTCATCATCTTGTATGATAGTTTCTTGATTGTATCTTCAGTAAAGTAAACGTAGTATTTGTCTCCGTTATCGTCTAAACGTGGGATTAGTTTGTTAGGCACCATTAAAGGACCTACTAACATTTGTTGTTCATCTAATGCAGCGAATGAATATTCTAATGAACCTGTAATTTCATTTACGTAATTAGGTAATGACGTTACATCTACCTCCATTTCCATATGTTGGGCACAGGGCATCCATTTGTCACCCATTTGATGTGCACCTTCACATCCAATCAATTTAGCAGCTAATTCTGCATCCTCCTTAGTATCGTATAATCCAGCAAATAATTCCTCCTTGATTATACCTTCAGTTACCATTTGATTGAACTTACCTTCAGGAACACAATTAGGTACTTCACGTCCATCCTTCATTTTAGTGCCAATAGCAACGTAACCAGGCCAACACGCATCGTCTAAAC